GCCAACCCCGGCATCGACTTCGACTTCGCCAGTTGCCGAGCCGTGCGCTGCATCTCCTTACCGGCCTTGTTCGTAGCAGCACGCACCTTGAACAACACAGCCGAACGGTTCGCCAGCATCTCAGCGACCAACGCATCCAACTCGCGGGCATCAATGTTGAACCCAGCCATCAACCGGTCACCGCCTCAACCGTCACCCGTTGCGCCGTCATATCAGTCCCCAACACAAGGCCAGTCACCCTGAGCCGCAGCCCGAGACGGAGATGCCCAGCGGGGTCATCCGCTGGGACACCCATCATCTTCACGATCGCACCCACAGGCAGCCGCGGCGCAGACACCGGCACATGCAGCATCGGCGTAGAAGTCACGACCATGTCACCAGCAACCGGAGTGGAACTCGTCCCCGACGTGGCAACCTTCCCCGCCATCCGCAACCGACACTTACCCGAATACACCAACGACCCCGGCAAGTCAGATTCCAACCCAGTCCCCGGATCAACAGTCCCCGGACCAGACGCCGGCAACGTCACCGAACACGTGTCACGCATCCGGGACTCAGCCTCAGCCTGGAAAAACGACAGATCAAACCCAGTTGTCATGCTGACGGGTCCACAATCCGAGTCGACCAATCCCAAGGGTAAACCGTCTCAGCATCAACCGCCGGCTCCAGCAACCACGGCTGAACAACCGTGAACGCACCCGCCGGATTAACCCGACCCAACAACCGGGCGAGTTCCCCAGGCGTCACAGTCAACTCACCGGCAACCACGGAATCCCCGTAAGTACCGGACCGCGACCCATCATCAACACTGACACTGAACTGCTTCAACCGCTCCGGGTTCAACATCACCCGCTGCACCATGTACGCACACACAGCACGCAACGTCTCAGCAGACAACACCTCAGACGCGACACGAGCAGCGACCGCGGGGATCTCCAGGATCATCTGCGACGCGTTCCACAAATGCCCAGCCGCGACAATCGTCTCAGCGTCGGTCAGGGGACGCCAGATGGCCTCCACGTCACTAGGAGAGGCAAACGGTGCAACAGCGACCACCCCGCGTCACCCCCTTTCCCGACGACAGAGAAATATTCCGGCTACTTCTTGTCCGGGGACTCCGGAGTCGGCTTCCCAGCCACAACCCCTTCCACGGTGTAATGCGAACGGGGGGTTTCATCCACAGCGGTGCCGTAGAACCCCTTCGCCTCAGCTTCATCAGTGATGCGCTGCAACTCGGCGGCAGTGTTCGCCACCGCGTCGTCAGCACCCTCAGCGCCACCGTCGGCGGCCTCAGCGTTGTCCTTCTTAGCGGTCATCTCGGGTTCCTCCGTTGAAGAGTCGGTTGATTACCGGCGGGAAAGGTTGACCCGAACAAGGCCACCCGGATCAGCGATACCAGTACCAATGTGGGTGGAAGTCCACACCAACACGTCACCCGCCGAAACGTTCAAGTTCGCCGGGGTACCCGACAGGGTCACCGTGTTCTCATCCGACGCCGCCGCGTTCACCGAGTTGGCGTAGTTGATTGACGCCACCGAAGTTGAACCCGAACCGTCAGTGCCCTTATCGACCACCGCAACAGTCCGGTTGTTCGTCGCCGCGCCCGTGATCGCAGTGACCGGCACGTACGTCACCGAAGACACCGTGGCATCCTCAGCGACCACCCCGATCACGGTCGTCTGATCATTACCCGCCGTCGCGATAGGCGGCACAACCGCCGCGATGACCCTCGAAAGGGGCGCGGCCTGCGAATTGTCAGCCATCATCTACTCCGATTCTTAAATGGGTCCGTGGATTACGGGTTGACGACGGAGTTGACGACGGAGAACGGGTACCGGGTGGAACCCGACGCGTTGTCATAATTGATGGTGTTCGCCACCTGGAACGCGCAACGGAACACAACACGCAAAGCGACCATGTCCTGTTGCGCGAGGTTGTAAATGATGGTGCCGGTGTTGTCCTGGATCGTCGCCTGATCCAGCACCTTGTATGTGATGTCCTGCCGGATGCCCAGCAGGCCCTGGGTGAAGTCCCCAAGGATGGCCTCCACGTTCCGCTGGCCCGACGTGGCAACCGCCGGCCACAGCCCACGCATTGGGTACTGAGCGGGCACCCCGTAAACGTTGCCGTTGGTGTCGAGGAGCTGACGACCCTGAGTGTCACGAACATCCCGCAGCAACCCACGGTAGGTGGTGTTCGCGATGAGCCCATTCACGTCAAACCCGTCGAGCTCCACCTTCGCGAACGCGGCGGACAGATCACCCGCGAGGCCGCCATTAGCGGCGGAAGCGGTACCACGGTTCACGGTGTTACCGGCGGTCGCCGCATCAGCAGCGACCGCACCCGGCCACGACGCCGGCTTATTGGTGCCGAAGAACACCGCAGCATCAAGCGCGCGGGCGATCGCGTTCTCCAGCAGAGGCCGGATGTTCGCCCACACATCGAACGCGGCATCATCGAACACCGCTTCCGGGATCGGGACGATCGCCGCAAGCTCCTCAACGTTCAGAAACTTGTTCGCCCACGCAGCCTCAGTGGTCTGCTTCAGACCGGTATCACCGGTCACGAAGTACGCGGTCGGCAGCGCGCTGAGGATCGGCATACGGGTCTGGTTAGTGGACATCCGGATCTGACGGAACATCGTCAGCGCCGCAGACGCGTTGTTCAACCCCACCAGCAGGTCGTTAGAAACGACTTCCGGGATCAGGGACTGAACGTTAGTCCGGGAAAGGATGTTGTTATACGCCATGGAGACCTCCTAGGTCACTTTGTTGAAGTGCAGCGGGGCCAGCCATGGCTATGCTGGTGCTGCGATACCTACCCGCGGCCAGCAGCCGCGCGAAGTAGGGAATTCATGTCAGGGGTAGCCGACGCGGATGTGCGGTTCCCCTGAGACGGATCAGGTTTCAGGTCCGTCGTTGTTACCTTCAGCAACGCCAGCAAGGCGTCAGCGTCCGCGGCGAGTTCCTCCGTGGTGTCACCACGAAGCCGTTCCGCCAGTTCGGCGGGCAACTTCTTAAGGACCGCCACCTTGTACCGCGCCAGGTCGCGTTCCGAGTCCGCCGCACGCTTCTCAGCTAGTTCGGCGCGTTCCGCGGTTTTCTGCGCCTCAGTCTTCTGAGATTCCTCCAGTGCCGCTAACTTCTCAGCGGCACCCGCCCGTGCCCGGGAATCCTTCTCGTGTTTCCGAGCCAGTTCACGCCACTTGTCGGCTTCCGCCTTCCAGTCCTTGTCGGCCTGCTGCTGCGTTTCGCTTTGCTGCTGTGATTCCGTTCCGCTTTGCGCGTCCGTGTCGGCCGTCGCTTCAGCGGATTCGTTCTCCACCATTTACTGCTCCCCGTGTCGGGTTCCTTGACCCCATGTCGGGGTTCAAGTAGGTTCTTAGAGCACGAAACCGTGCAATTGCAGCAACCGGATCGCGGTCTCCCGGTCCTCCGCAAGCCTCAGGATGCTTTCCGGCATCAACCGTTGCGGCTGCCCACGTTTCACACCCGCCGTGGTGGAAGTGACTTTCCGGCCGAACATCTCAGTGGTGCCCATGCCCTTCCGGGCATTCACCACTTTCGCGGGGTCAGCACCCAACCGGATCGCCTCAGCACCCGCAACCGTGAACGAATGATCCTGCTCATCGCGGGTCATCGCGTTGAAAAACTCCCGCGGATCCTGCGGCTCAGCGGTCACCGACGTAATCGGGGTGTTGAAACACCTGCAACGCGGGTGCCGATCAAAACCGTCCGACCACCGATAGAACCGGCCCGCCAAGATCACACACCGCCCACACGCCCCAGGTTCAACACCACGCCGGTAACCCGTGAACACCCGGTTAGCGGTCGTCGCGACCTCAGTGGCGACCCTCGCAGCGTCATGCACCTGCGTTGTAACTATCTCATCCAAGGAATCCGCACCAGCCTGCAACGCAACCCCACGGGGAACACCCGCACGGTTCGCCACGTACGTGCTGATCAACGACTGAGCGAACAACCCCGTCAAGCTGCGCCCGTCCGACGCAACACCAGCCAACGCAGCGGACCGCACCCGCGTAGTTGGGGCAACCCCCAACGCCGCAGCCTCAGCATTTACATGCGCCGCGCCGAGATCCGCCGCAGCACTCTGCGCCGTGATCATGGTGTCCAACAACGACGGCAACACCACAGACCCGAACGACGCCTGCGCGTTCGACAAATCCAACGCAGCCCACGCACGCAACGCCCGAGCCAACGCCCAGCGGTCCAACGCTGTCACCTTGGCGTACCGGTCCGCCCCCAAATCCGGGAGAACAGGGGCGGTCATTGCCCGCTCGGAACCGCCGCGCCCTGAACAGCCGGCACCATCTGGGTATCAACCGGGGCCGGTTGGTTCAAGAATGAATCACGCAACGACGCCACCGCCTGATCAGCCGAAGCCTGATCCAACAACTCCGCGCGTTCACGCTTCGTCGCAGACCAACCCAACTCCTCACGCGCCATCTCCAACGGCAGGATCGGCACACCACCAATCTGCGTTGAAGCCAACTTCACCACGGCGTCAGCGGTTTGCGCCCGTGTTGGGGTGGACGGGTCACGCCACATCGTTTCCATGGACGCAAGGTCCGGGTCCCACTCACCCTCCTGGATGCGACGCACCAACCGCATACCAAACTCCCACGAACCGCCCCACGCACGCTCACGACGCTCCGCACGCTTAATCAACCGGGACTCATCCGCGTTAATCGAACCTTCAGACGGCGGGTTCGCGGTGTTCTGCCCGTAGTACCGGATCGGCAACCCGCTGACACTGGACACAAGGCCGGCGTAATGCTCCACGATCTTCGTGAAGTTCGACAGATCAGCAGCAGCGAACTGCCCCACCGACGCCTTATCGTTCATCAACGCCCACACAGAGGAGAAATACGTCTCCCACTGGGTTTTGAAGTTCCCGTTCACGTCCTGAAAATCAGACGGCTGAGCACCCAACACATACCGTTGCGGCACAGCCAACGTCTCCGTCGCCAACTGCGCATTCGTCAACGCCCGAGCAGCAGCATCAGTCAACGGAATGACATCAGCCATCTCACTGACACCACCACGCCGCGCCGTCCGCGTCCGGTTCACCAACGGAACAACCGGAACAACACCCAACATGTGCTCGTCCCGGTCAACCTCAACCCACATGTGACTGGTATCCGGGGTCGATTCCAACCAGATCGTCACATCCGGCAAATACAACGTCGCGTAATCCGCCCTCGGGCTACTCGCCGCCGTCGTCCCACCCCGCGTATAAATCCGCAACGCCGCAGCCATCGCCCGCGTCCGCGGATCACGCTCACCAACCATCTCCAACGGAGACTCAACCGTCACAAACGGGGTATCACGGTCATTCTCATTCGCCCCAACACACAAATACGACCGCCCGAACACCAACGCATCCAGGTGTGCTAGCTGCGACTCCTCATCAAGCCCGTTCGCCTGCCAAACCCGCCACAAATCTTCATCCCGGTCATCCGTCCCCGGCAACCGGAACCCCTCCAGGTCGATCCGCTCCTCCAAAGCATCAACCGTCACCCGAGGCCAGTTCACGATCGTCAGGAACTTACGCAACGCGGGCGGAACAGCCAACCCAAGTTGCTCAACCCGTTGCATACCCTCGTAATACGCATCCATCTTGAACAGATGCACCTGATCCATCGACAACAACTGACGCAACCGCGTAAACGTCGACAACTCATCCAGGGAAAGCGTCACGTAACCGCCACCCCCAAGTAGAAGATCACAATAAAATCACGCGCCGATCCGGAGCCACCGGGGTAGCAGTCCACCCCGCGGTGATAGCGTCCGCCCGAGCCTCATACGCCAACGTCAAACCAACCGTGGAGTCAATCTTTCGATCCGACCCCGGATGCTCCTTACGCACCAACCGAGCAGTGCCCTTACGCCGCACATACGTGTTCCGCAGATGCTCCATCACAACAGGGTCACCGGAATGCCAAGCCGTGCCGTTGATCAAATCAGTCCGCAACCGATCCAAAGCCGCGCCCATCGCCACATCCCGAGACGTAGCCCACGGCACAACCGACTCCCCGAACTTCTCCTGCAGATCTTCAATATCCGACCGCCACTCATGCGGATCGAAATACCCCCGCACAACGTCATACCGCCCATAAGCCTCACGGACAGCAGCCAACACATCCGACCGCGGCACCTGCCACCAGTTGCCCTCAATACCGGACGGCTTAGCCCAAATCCCAATCGGGAACAGGAACCCATCCAACATCCGACAACCCACCAACACCGTTGAGTCGTCATTCAGGGAACCATCAAACCCCACCGCGATCGACTCACCTGGGCGAACCTCATCCCTACGGACCTGACGTTCAACAACCGCGTCAGGAATCCAGGCGTCCTTACC